GTGGAGTTCTATTGATTTAACGGCAAAACTTCTTGATGCACAAAAAGAAGAGAACGCTGATCAATGGGAAATTGTAGAGTTTCCTGCTATCTTTCCTGAAACTAACAATGCCTTATGGCCTGAGTTCTGGGAAATATCTGAGTTAGAGAAAGTTAAAGCCTCACTACCTGTGCAAAAATGGAACGCACAGTGGATGCAAACTCCTACCTCAGAAGAAGGTTCTATTATCAAACGTGAGTGGTGGAACATTTGGGACAATGAAGCTATGCCACCGGTAAGCTACATCATACAAAGCTACGATACAGCTTTTTCTAAGAAAGAAAACGCTGACTACTCGGCTATATCTACTTGGGGTATATTTAGACCAACACCTGATTCACCCGATTGTATTATTCTGCTCGATGCACAAAAAGGCAGATGGGACTTTCCTGAGCTTAAACGTATAGCTTATAACGAGTATAAATACTGGGAACCAGACATGACGCTTATTGAAGCAAAAGCATCTGGTACACCTTTGACTCACGAACTTAGAAGACTAGGCATACCTGTTGTTAACTACTCACCAACAAGAGGACACGATAAATCAACCAGGATGCACTCAGTTGCACCTATATTTGAATCTAACCTAGTTTATGCACCAGAGCGTAAGTTTGCTGAGGAAATGATTGAAGAGTGTGCGTCTTTTCCTTTTGGTAAAAATGACGATTTATGTGATACTATGACTCAAGCCCTCATGAGATTTAGAGAGGGTGGCTTAGTTTCTCTGGACGATGATTATATGGATGAGGATAAAGCACCGATTAGAAGGGTATATTACTAATGGCGATAGATAAAGAAATTAATCCAACAGTTCTCAACGAAGAAAACCAAGTGCCTTTAGGCGATGAGGGAATGGAAGTAGCACTAGCTGCGATTGAAGAAGCTGGTATGGAAGACTTTGTATTGCAAGATGATGGCAGTGCAATATTAGAAGCTGATATGCAAGAGCCTATGGAAACAGGGTTCAACGAAAACTTAGCTGAAATGATGACTGATTCAGATCTTGGCAGAATAGCTAACGAGCTAGTAGACGGCATTGATAGAGACAAATCATCACGTGAGGATTGGGAAAAAACTTACACCGATGGTCTGAA